AACCATTTTTTTCATAAACTGAAACATTGTTTTCTCCGTTGAGTTTTATTCAGTAATAAATATAATGATACAAAAGATTATGTATCAAACCTAACTACAAATGTAGTTGAAAGAGTTGGTGATAGATGAACTGGTTGACCTGGTTTTGCTACCGCAACTAAATCTCCTTCAAGGTCATATAATCCAATTTGTGATATGAAAGGATACCAAGTTGAACCAGTTATTTCATCAATAGAATGTGTAGCTGGTGTGTATCCACCCATATTATAACTACCAGTACCAAAGTTACCTGGTAAATGATTCGGTGGAAACAAATTACTTAACCAACTTCTATCAGTATCAAGATAAATAGAACTTGTTGCTGGTATTTTAACATTTCCTGCCCTATCTTTTGTAATACTAATATTTGATGTCATATTAAATTCACCTGCTGGTGCTTTTAAAACATATTCGTGTTCAGTTATAAAATGTGTTGCTTGGTGTCTTAAAGTATATCCTGTTCCAAATCCCACATCTTTATATGAACCTGATTGATTTACAACAATTAAACCATCGGTGTAAAAGGCATTACCTATCACACTACCACTACCTTTATTATCAATTCCTTGATTCATATCAAATGAACTTGACTTATGTGCTGCATAACTTGCTGAGTGAGCAAAGTCATATAGATTTCCATCTCCGTCATCACGAATATCCCAAGTTTGATTATTGGAAGTATCAGATAATCTTATAGACCCTGGTTTTATTCTCTCACCATATAGGTCTCGTGTGATACTAAAAACTGATGCGGAAGAATATAAACTTCTTGACTGAAACGCTGTATTTCTTATGTCAAATGAACGATAAGGTATTTTTGTTTCTTCTTGATTGTAGAATTTATAATATCGAGTATTGATAAAAGTAAAAGTTGGTAAACTAAAATAATTAGTTGTATCTGAACCATTAACGATTGTTGTGATTTCGTCTGATGAACTTATGTAATTGTATTGAGAACCACTACGAGCTTTAATTGATATTAGACCACTACCACTATCGTTATTTGTAAAACGAAAGTTTTTGTTTGTTTCAAATACTCTTCGAGATTGATTAGAAGGTTCAAGAGTCCTGTATATCGACATTATGAACTCCTAATAGTCTAACTTAACTTTTACTACTGCTTCCCTTGAGAAAGATTTTAATATTGGTTGACTTAACTTTGCTACTGCTATCAAGTCTAACTCACCATCATATAACCCAACTTGAGTAATGTATGCTCTTGGGTCACCCTTGAATGAAGGAACTGCGAATTGACCTCGTATAGTTTCTCCGTTTTCAAGTTTACTACCAGTCTTGTATGTTGGGTTTGCACTAAAGTTATATTTGTCATTTCTTGCTCGTGTGAAATAACTTCTTGATGTTATTTCTTCTTCTCTTCTTGCTGCTGAGTATCGAGACTTACTGACTGCGTTATAGAATGTTCTTGCGTTATTACCAAAAGTATTTGCTGCTTTTGCTGCATTTACTCCAGCACTACCACTTATAAAATCTGGATTCAATAATATGATTCCTAAGTCTGGGTAGAACAATCCTGGTGCTCCAACCGTTGTTGATGCGGCTGCTGTTGTCTTAATAGATGCTACACCTGATTGAATTGAACCTGTAACAACATTAAACACTCGACCTGAAACATTAACATCTGGATTTGTTGTTGCTCCACTATCATCAATTAACTTTACTGGTGCTCCAACATTTGGTCCACCAAGTGCTGAACTTGATAAATGTAATTCCCAATTACCTGGGTCAACCTTCTCTCTCATTTGTGCTCTGTTAAACACAACGAAATAAAAGTCTTCGTGTCCAGATGATGATGGTGATGATGTAAATTTAAATTTCTCTTCACCGGGTGCTAATAATACATTTCTAAATTGTCTATAAAGTGCTGCGGTTTCTCTGTTTCCAGAAGTTGTTTTGGTTGAGTTTCCAATTGAACCACTTCCGTGTATGTGAGCATAACCAACTGCAAATTGAACTTGTGCTGTTGAATCTGAGTCTGGGTCAGCGTTATAAATTTCAACATAAGAAGCTGATGTGTCTCCCAACAATGATGCTGAAAAGTGTGATGTTAGTGTTGCGGCACCATTACTAAACAAACCTGATGTTACGGTTGTTTTATTTGCCGTTACGATATCAGTTGCTGCAAATGGTGTAAATATTTTTTCTGAACCGAATTGGTTTCCTTTGCCGTTTTCCGTTTCCGTTCCGGTTCCGGTTGAACTGGAACTTACTCTTTCGTTGTGAGTTTCGATTGCGGATAATAATCCCGTTATAGTTGACACTTCAGAAAATAAAAAATTATAATTAGTTTCAGTAGTGTATAGTAGTAATAATTGTTTCGCACCATTTATTTGGTTATTGTTTAGTGTACCAATTTGAGTTATTATCTCTTCTGGAACTATAATGTTGGAAGTTGCAAATATATCACTATTTCCGTTTCCGTTTTCTTGTTCTGGTCCTATCATTACTTACTCCTTATTCCTGTTTAGGAAAATTGTCCTGTTGAATTATTCTGAATTACAACACTTGCTGTGGCACCAGATTCTCTTGATGTTACGAATAATACCGTCTTCAATACTGGACTTGTTGCTTGTTGTAAATTTGTTGCTTTTAAATTAACTGATTTAACACCTTGAATAACTTGTGTTCTTCCATCACGAGTAAAACTACCATTACCAGATTCACTGGTCATAGTTGCTATATCTATGTTTAGAAGTGTAAAGTCATAAGTATCGTCACTTACTCCGTCAGTTGCTGGTGTAAAATCTTTACCATTAGTATTTAGTTCTAATGTTTCAGGTGTTGTACTTAACCCAATAATAGTTGCTAACTTATCTAAATCCTTATCTGCTGTAAATAATTTGTATCTCATTACTTGAGTTTCATCTGTAAATGCTTCAAGTAGTGGCATATTTTCTAATACCGCACCATAATAAGATGACCCGTTTGGATGACTAACATCATACAAACCATAATCAATATCGTCATCTGCGAATGCATATTGTGTAATTACTAAATCTCCGTCTCTTGCTAATTTTTCACGACCTTTTTTGGTTAATATAGCATCGACAGTTACTGTTGTGTTATCTAAAAATCCCATTAATTTGCTCCTGTGATAATAAAATATAACTATTCTTTTTCAGTAATAAATATAAGAAAGTTAAATTTTATTACTCTGTTTTTAGTCTTGATTCTCCTGGTGTTTGTGTTACCAACTTAGTTGGATTTGTAAATGTTATTTGAACTGGCTCTTCACCGGAAGGGTCATTATTTTTATTAAGTTGTGTTCCTGTGTAAAATGTTCTTTCTAAAATTGTATCAACAAATAAACTTTCGTGTTCTGAACGTTTAAATGATTGACTGATAACATAAAGTTCTCCCCTATCAATGAATGAAGGTATTCTATATGTTTCACCAAAACCTGCACTTGTAGAATCACTTAGAGAACCATAGAAAAATTCTTTTTCTAAATTAAATCTTGATAGTCTTGAAGAACTTATAAATGGTTGAACTGATTCTAAAAACTCAACACTTGTCCCACCTCGTGTTACACTTGCTGTTGCATATGTAGTTGTGTCTGGGTCTCTTGGATTAATTTCATTTAAATGAACGAGTGTTGGGGATGAAGTTCCTCTATACAATGACCCAGTCGCATATGCAATCACTGAATTTTTTTGTAGACTTTCACCTCCGATTTCAATCACATTATCTTTAGACCCACTAATAAATCTTGAAACTTGAATACCAACTTCTAAGTCACCAGCATTTTCATAGTAAGGTTGTGTTATTTCAATTTTGTCTCTGTTTTTTTGTTTATTTCTTTCCAGTATATTGGGTTCAATTAAATTACCTAAATCAGAATTAGCCCTTGCTGGTAAAAATTGTTTTAATACTTCAAACACACTATCATCATAGAAGTCTAATATTCTTAAGTAATCAAAGAAGTTATTATGACCACCTCTATATCTTTTGAAATAATCATACTTAATACTTCTTAACCCACGATAGTTGTGTTCAAATTCATCTCTTGGGTCTCCAACTTGGTCATCAAAGTTAAAATCTGCAAAAGTGTAAATAATATCTTCGTTAATTACATCTGTTGGTGAAAAGTAAACTCCTAATTTATTACTATCAATTGGTGCGAAGTCTTGTGATGATACCTCTTGTTTTACATCTGGTGATAGATTTGCATTAAGTGGTAATGAATTGTTTTCTATTCTAATCTTTGTTGCATTTCTTCTATTACCTATATTAGGAATTTTAATTTTTTCTTGGTCTGTTAAGTTTGTAAAAAAGTTTCCAGTAAACCCATTAATATTACTACCAGAGATTGCTCCACTATAATCTATTAAGTGTTGAACTGCTGATGCTGTTGGACTGGTTTGTAAGTTTGTATTATCGTCTAATGGTAATCTAAATAATAAGTTATCATATGCTGATGATGTATAATTACCATTATATGCTTTTGGAACTCTGACGTGATTATCAAAAACACTTTGTGATAATGCCTCTGTCCATAAACGATACTCCATTAATGAACCACTAAGTTGACTACCGAATAAATTACCAACACCACCTATAAAAACATCTCCTGATGATGTGAATGCTGCATTTAGTTCTGGTTCATTATTTGTTTCCAAACTTTCACTATCTTGATAAATAATTCGTTGTCTTGTAGAATCATATTGTTTAGTGGTTAATTCATAACTTGATGTAAATGCAATATTCTCAGTAGCGTGTTCTACACCGGATGATGATTTTCTTGTCAACATAACTGACCACATCTCATCGTTATAAAATTGTTGTAATGATGATGTAATGTATTGAACATTACTACCACCCGAACCACTAATACTAAAATTTAAATGTCCAAAGTCATCATCTTTACCATTGTCTTGTAAAGATATTGCCCAACTTCCTTGTTCCTTAGAACCTGACTTTTGAACCAATACCATAGAACCGGAATCTGCACTACCAGAGTTTGCCTTAAATCTAAATTCAATGGAATTAGGATATAAATCATTTTGTGGTTTCCAAGGTGTTTTTATATACTGACCTGCTCTAAAATCAAGTGCGTGTGTAAACTTTCTTTTTAATTCATAACTAACTCTTGTTCCTTTGTCTGGTCCACCAAACTCTCTAACTCTTAATACTGTACTTGGAATCCCATAACAATTCATTATTCCTTTTAATGCTCTCTCTGTTCCTTTTGTTTTAATAAAGAAAGGTAAGTTTGCTAATATTCTTTTCCATATTTCTTCTGTTAGTGCTTCACCACTGGATTCATTTTTATCCGTTCCGTCAGTATTTTTTCCTAATAAATATTCAGATAAATCTACTAAGTCATTACCACTAAATAATTTTACACCAAGTGCTTCAGAATAATGTTTAGCCACATCTTTTGAAATACCCTCTGAAATGTTATTTACTCTAATATTTACATCGGTTAATGATTTTATGTAGGTCCAAGTTTCGTCAAATTGTTCACCTACCATATCCATAAATTCTAAAAATACATTATTACTTGGGTCTTGATTCACGTGTTCTGGTAAAGTATTTCTAAGAGAGTCTTGATTATTAAAATCATAACTTGAAGCACTTGAAATCATATTGTTATACCAAGATATCCCTACTGCACTACCAGTTGTTGCTAATGTATATGGTTTTGAAGAATTAGTTTTAGGCCAACTTGTATCGTGGAATTGTCCGTTAGAAGAACTTTGATATGATGAACTTTCAAAATATAAATAATCTTCATAAGGACTAAATGAATCTATGACTCTTTGTCTTTTCTTTTCAACTTTTTGTATTGTTGATTCAGCACTTGTAATTGTTGCTAACGAAGCACTCTCAGTGGTGTAGTCTTCAATTAAAATTAATTTTTTTCTAAAATTACGAAGTCTTGATTCCGCATTAGAAAAGTGAACAAAATTACCAAATCCAGTGTCATCTAACTCAGATGATAAATCGGTTGTAGTTTTTTGATAATCTATATTTGGTTGAACATCTAACAAACTACCAGATATTAAAAGTCTTTCAAGTTGTCTATTATGTTCGTTTTCAGAACCTAATAAAGTATCGTGACTTTTAAACTCTGTTGGTCTTTTATTTATTTCTATGGTTTCTCCGTCAAAGTTTGCTGGTAACAAGAATGTATCGGTTACTTTTTGTTTAGGTATTAAAGAAATTCTATCTTCATAACTATTTAGAACTTCTTCTACGATGTCAACATTTGTAAATCGTTCATTGTCATATGATATAACATCATCCCTTAGTGGTTGTTGTAGTTTTAATGCAGTTCCTGTTGATACTTTTTTTCTGTTTGTAATTAAGTAAGAATCATTATTTGCTCTTAAATATGTTCTATACTCTTGGATATCATTTGTTTCATCATCTATATAAAATTGTTTTGAAGACATTATTCCAAAAGGTAATGCTTCTACTAACTTTGGTCTGTTGTATTCAACTTCACCAATCTTAGTTATTTTAAACCCTTGCTCTCTTAAGTTATAATATACTTCTTGTAAGTTTGAACTAACTTGAATTCTATTCTTACTAAATACTTTTGTAATTTTAGCATTCCAATCAAGATATACAATATCTAAATTCTTTCCTCTTTTGTATCCACCTCTGAAGTCAGATAAAAGAGCACTACCTTCCAAATTTAATCCACCACCTTTAACTAATCTACCTCTGAAATCAATATTGTCTTCATCAAGTGCTCTATTGTATCTATATGGAAATGTTCCTGCGTTTTCAAAATTAATCTTACCACCTGTTCTTGGACCCAAGTCCTCTGTTTGCCAAATATCTCTTGGAAGATAACTTATGTTTGTTGTTCCGAAATCTTTAAGTAATCGTTTTATAAATAATCCTTCAGGTGAAATCTTGTCTCCTCTAAAAGTATTATTGTTAGTTACGGTAAAATCTTTATCATCTTTGAAATAAGGTATTGTTACTATTTCTCCATCTTGTGCTTGATTTTTTCTCTCTTCACTACGATATTCATTAGGTCTAATAAAAATATTGGTATCTGGCGCCATTCCATTAGATTCTGCATAAGTTAATTTTTTACTGGGTAGATATTGACCTCTATAATGTGTTGGTATTTGAGCTTCAAAAAAACTTTCAAAGACTATTCTCTTACCAATCATTGAAATGTCAAATCCATTTGAATCATTTTCTGGTAATTCTAAAATATAGTTCTGAAGATTTGGTTCCACATCCGGTGTATCAAATTTAAACTCTGCTGATTGTAAAACTTCATAATCACTTCTTAATGGGACATTAACTATTGCTCTATCTATCGTATCAAGTTGAAAGTTTAATGCACTTTCAATTTGGTAAGGTAATTGTTCATTGGTTCCGATAATTAATTCTGTTCTGTCCGGACTGATATCATTGATATTGTATCCTGATTTTACAAATTGTAACTCTCTATCTAAATCTAATTCACCATCTTCATCAGCAACAAAATATCTTAACTCTCCATTTATTTCTTTGGTACCAAATGGTAACTCTTGTGAATACAATTCATTTGTAGAAATTTCATATAAATAAAATTGTTGTAAGTTTCCTGCAACTCTTTTGAAAAATTTATACTCTACTCTACAATTAATAAAACTATAACCTAAATTTCTTAAATGTTGACCAATGTTTAATTTTAAGACACCTGGTTCTTCTTCATAAGAATCATTTAATAGTTCTGATATAGGAATTGTAGTGTTTTTTAAAAGTTGATTTGTATTTAGATTATATACAAATAGTTGCACGAAATCTATTACACTACTTGGAACTGGTGTAGTTGCTAATGAGTAATAATTTTTTCTTTGAGTTTTAGTTAATCCGTATGTAGCCATATTTAAAAGAATGTAAATTTAGTGTTAATTTTTTCTATGAATTTGTCTTTAAAAAATCTTTGCTTTAATTCCAGTGTTACCAGTTCATACAACTCCTCGTCTGCTTTTCCGAATGCTAATGGGTCTTCAAAAGATAATAGAACCCCATTTTCATCTCTTGTAAGAGTTTCTGCAAATTTAGGATTTTTTAAATAGTTAGTTCTGTTTTTTAGTATTTCTAATCTTTTTTTTTCTAATTCTCTTTGACGATACTGACCATAGTAAGGTGAACTTTCTATTGCTGCGTCTGTTGATTTATACGGCATCTTTTTACCTCACTACTCTAAATTCATAGTCGTCGTCATAATAATTTATTTGTTCATCAGTAGTTCCACTACCACTAATTACTTTAATACAAAAACGATAGTTTCTTTCTGCTTGTAATCCATTCATCATTAAGTTAAAATAATTACCTGATGAATCACTACTAATTTTTGAACCTGTTCCAAATGGTATAATTACTTCCTCAGTGTCAGCATCACGAACTGAATAGAACGCCGATGCACTTGGTAAATACTTTACATCTAACTCTGCTGGTGTTGTTGCAAAGGTTGTAGTAGGATATAATTCTCTACCAACCACTCTAAGTTTGACAACTGAATCTTCTTTGTATTCTTCTTTAAGATTTTTAAAATAAACTTTTAACCTTTCTAAATCAGTTGTTACTAATGGTGATAAACTTCCTGTTGACCAAGAACTATCATCCCACATAACTTCTAATTTAGGCGGATAGATTGTGTGTGTTTCTGTTGAAAAGAATTTTAAGTTTCCAAGTCTTGTTGAGTCACTTTCATCATTTGTTGAATCACTACCTGAGTTAAATTTAAATGTTCTATCTGTTGGTGTGATTGATTGTCTTTTTAATATAAAACCCCTATTAGGATAAACTGATGATGAGTATATATGATTGTTAACTAAGTCTGTAACATCAAGTCTAACATCTCGTGTTGCCTTGGTAAGTGTCACTGATGAACTAACTTCATATTGACTACTATGAAGACTACCTGTAAACCAAGAACCTCCGTCAGTCAATACTGAACTTGTTACCCAAGGTGTTGTTTCATCTTGATTTCGGTATTGATAACTTACCCCATTAGTTGTAACTGGGTCGTCGTCAAGTTTACCATCACCTTCAGTCCACTCACTACCACTAACCATATATACGAATAAGTTTTGAGTTCTTGACAATTCTTCTGAACCAGCATCATATAAATTTATATAATATTTTGCGGTTGATGGAATCTTTCCACTTTGAACTGATGATGATATCTCAGTATAATCAAATTGTATTAATACTCTTGAAACATTTTGAACACTTCCATTTTGTGAAACCGACTTGTTTATTTCAAGTATTTCATCTGCCCCCGTATTTCTTGATGAAGTTGTTCCACCAGAATATATGGTTGCGTCTTTATCTCCAAATATAAAATAATGCATTAAATGTCTCCTACTACTTTACCTAATATATCTTGATTAGGGTATTTGACCTCAAAAATACTTGGGTCTAATGATGGATATACAACTCCTTTTTTGGTCGCTTGTTCAATATCATAAACATTACCACTATATCCGGAAGTAGTTGTTGCTTTGTTTTCGATTAAAATTAATTCTTTGTTAGGGTTATTATCTATCGGTGGAACTACACTTGCTACACCATCAACTAATGATATTTGATATGCTATATCACTCAATACAATTGGTTGATTAATTTGCCACTTGGATATATCAAAGTGATTTTTAACTGCTTGAACACAATTAAACAATACTTCACTTTTGTTATATCCTCTTTGTGTAATAATAGCAAACTTAACACCGACATTAACTATGTATGCGTTCTTTAAATTAATTGCGTCAGTTAATATTCTGTATTGTGATAAGTATAATTTTAAATTTTGTTTTACTGCTTCATTTAAAGTTGTTAATTTTCTACTTTCATCATACCCAAGTAAAAACATATTCATAGCAAATGGATTTGGTATTGTGGTAATTTCACCATCATCACTTGTTTCATATTGTTCATCTTGAACGATAAATGCTTTTGCTATGTTTCCATATTTTTGTGGTAATGAATAAACTCTTGTTATGTAGTCTTGTCTTGTTACTGCACGATTTTGTGTATTTAGAAATGCTAATGCGTTTTGTTTAATTTCTGTTAGTGTTTCTTTTGATGCTCCACCTGTCGCAGGTAATGGATTATTAAAAGATAAACTTTGTTCTGCGTCTGAAACTAAATCGGAAACTAAATTCCCACTATCAATAGAAAAGTTAATATTTTTTGCTTGTGTAATAGAATTTGCTCTTACATTGTGTTCTACTGCTCCACCATAACGATAAGTAATGGTTAGTGTTGTGTTGGCTGGTGCCAATCCATAAGTTTTTGTTTTCATAAAATTACTTGGGTCAAATGACTCATCTAATTTAGAAACACCAAATCCTAATGCTGAACCAACATTATCTGGATTTGGAATTATTACTTCATCTGGATTATCACTTACACCTGCTCCAAATCTTAATTCAGTTGTATCATCATCATTGATTCTTGTTACGAATCTTTTTGACGATTTAACCAGTCTCAACATATATGGTGTGTCATTTTGATATTGAGTGAGTTGTGGGTCATTTAATTCTGTGTTTTCTGTTGTTTGAAATACTGTGTCCTGTGCTAAAAATGGAACTTCATACCAACTATTACCATCAGAATCTACACAAGAAATTATTTCAGATACTCCGGTTTTGTTTAGTGTAATGGTATCAAACTTTTTACCAGTAGAAAAGGTTATATTTTCTTCGATAGTTTCTCCAGATTTTGCAATTACTTTCTTTGTCAATAAATAATTTTCTGCAGTTGTTCCTGACGAAGGTTGGATTATTTCGACTTCCAATGGGTCCAATGAACTTGATACTCTAAAATCAACTTGGTCCAATAATGTAAAGTCTACACCAGTATCAGATGTCAAACTTCCGTTTCTTTCTATTACACCTGCGTAATCTAAGTCTGGTTCTGTTCCACCACTACCATCGGATTTTGCTGGAACTCTTTGTGATACTTCTATTTCTACCGTAGAAGGAACTGCTGTCTTTGGTTTATAACCATAAGATTGTGCAATATTATAAACATTTTTCTTTTCTTCTGCATAGTTCAATAAGGTTTCTCTAAACTGATTATCAACATAGTAATTCAATACATCTCCAACATAAGCAGCCATTTCAACAAACATCATACCTGGTGATGATTCATTGAAGTCATTATATTGACCTGGAAAATAAGTTTTTGCAAACTCGATTAGATTTTGTCTGATAGAAGAAAAGTCTCTACCAAGATAACTTACATCTTTCTTTACTACTTTTTTATTTATATTATAATCAACTGCCATTTTATACTCCTACATCAAAATTAAATGAAATTGTATCAAGTGTATTAGGTTCTAATGTTGTAGAAAACTCTAATGTTATCATTACTTGATTTTCATTTGTTTTACTTTGAACTATTAATAAATCATTTATATTTACATAAGGTAACCAAGTTGAAACTGATTGTCTAATATCACTATCTAATTCATTTAAACTTGATGGTGTTATTTGTTCAAACAACAAACTTTTTAAATTAGAGCCAAAGTTTGGTTGAAATACTCTTTCACCCTTTTCTGTTAATAACAAATTTCTAATATTAGACTTTACTTGTTCCCTGATAGTTTTTGTTTTATAAAAAAAACCCTCCGGACTATGGTCTAATGGAAATCTTATACCAACATAAATGTCGTCGTCTCTATCTATTTCTCTAACATTTGGCATTATGGTCTATATCCTGTATCACCTTTTTTCTTTTTATTTATTGCTTTCATCAAACCGGAATAATCACGAGTTAATGCGTTTTGAACATCCTCTGGAACTGCGTCAACTGAAACACCTTGTTTTTTAATTGTATCGACTGCTGCCATTTCTCGTGCTCTTTCTTTGTTTTGTCCTTTACCTAAATCACCATATCCCAATACATCAGCCATATTATCACTACCTAACACTCCACCCCCCAAACTTGGATACTCGTCAGATTGTCCTGTCGAACCTAATGGTCTGGTATTGTTCAATACTTCATTTAAAGTTTTGTCTTTTGAGTATTGCTTTTTTGGTTTTTGTTTGACTTTAGACTTGGGTTTAGAAACCACTTCTGCTAATTTGATTTCTTCTTTGTCATTAATAAATATCTCGGTCATCTGTTTTTTAACTTCTTTACGGACAACTAATTCGATTATTTTTATTAATTCATCTTTTTTCATTTCTACTCCTATTCGGTATTTACTTTTTTACTTAAAATATTATTTACTTGTTGTTTTATACTATTTACTTCTGCCGTAAGTCCGGTTGATGCAAAAGGATTTGCAGCAGCATATGAACTAACTATACTTGACAATGATGCTAAAATATTATCAAGTATTGTTTTTAATTCATTACCCAATACTACTGGTTGTGTATTTTCTCCACCTAAATTTATTTCCTTTGTATAAACATTAAACTTTTCTCTACCGTGAAGAACAATTTTATCTGATTGTAATGTCATCTGTGGTTCATCAAGACTTTGAATTAATTTATTATTAAAATTAAATTCTATATTTTCTTTTGTTGTTAAGTAAATAGAATTGATTTCTTTATCAAGACTTTCATCATAAACAAATTTACCAGTTCCAGTATTTAATCTTCCTGATACAATTTTCACATTAGGTGAATCCATATACTCAGCCTTTTCTTGACCAAAATTTTTATATTGATTACTACCTAATCGAATTGAGTTTCCAAATCTACCTTGTATAATTGTATCACCTTCACGACATACTAATTTTTTATTAGCCTGTTCAGTTCCAGAAAAATATTTTCCAGGATAATATTCTTCATCTATGGTTTCAAAAGAACTTATGTTTTGTCTAACATTTCCTATTGGTGAGTTCTGTATGTTAAATTTTGACATATAAAAATACTTACCTGCAAGTTCAACACCCATAACAATTTCACCTATAATTGGAAGTTGTGTTAAATTTGTATCAAGTGGATGATATGTTGCTAATTGATTTTCTGGACTTCCTTGTTGGTCGATAATATTTCTACCTATTATAGCACCAATAACTGGTTCGTCCACATCAGTTAAAACATCTTTAACTTCAATTGGTTCAAAATGTAATGACATTAATTTTCCTTACTTATAGAACTTTCTATTTCGTCCTTCTTGATTTGTAACTCCTGAACATCTGATTCTATTGCATCCATAAGTTGGTTTTTTTCTGCTTCTGTTAAACCGAACTCATCTCCTGAATCTGATACTCTTTTTTCTGCGGCTGTAATTCTTTGAACGATTGTTGCTAACTTAACAAGTTGTTCATCGTTCTTTACATTGATTTCTAAGTATTCTTTCAACATAGGAATAATCTGAACGGCTGTATCTCCGTCCTTAATAAATCCTACTACCTCTTTCATCAATACTTCTAATTGTGTTTTATTGGTTTTGGAATTATCATAAATGTCTTTGAATACATCTGATAGGGTTTTTCCCTCGAATATTTCGTAATCTTTTGCCATAGTTTTTACCTAACAATAAATAGTAAATAGTTAAAAAATAGGGATATATATT